AGCTAAAGTACCATCACCTCTAATATATTGAGAAGCAACACCTGCTCCTGTTACTGATAACGTTCCATTAGCCGTTAAAGGACTATTTGAGACAGTAAATGCACTTGGCATAGATAATCCTACCGAAGTAAGTCCTGTGTCTGTATCAGTTCCATTTACCCAAGTTGTGCCATTGTATTTTAAAACTTGACCATTTGCAGGAGTTGTTATTGTTACATCCCCTAATTGAGTTAAGTTATAATCCCCTTCAGTAGCAACTACTGCACCTGTTCTACCAAATACAGAACTAACTGCACCTGCAGTAATTGTCCAACTTCTATCAGCCGTTAAATCGTATGTAGTACCATTTATAGTTAATGTTCTTGCATTTGTTACAGGTGTATATCCTAATGCAGTAGTTACATTACCACTTGTAATTCCACTAATATAACCATTTGGATTAGTAGAATTGTAAGGTGTAAAACCTAAAGCCGTTGTAACATCTAAACTTGAAATGCCTGAAATATACCCACTTGGATTTGTTGAATTATATGGTGTATATCCTAATGCCGTAATTACATTACCTGATGTAATGCCTGAAATATATCCTGAAGGATTTAATGAATTATAAGGTACATAAGTTAACGCACCTGATACATCTGCAGATGTTAAACTAATAGCACCTGTTCTTGTATTAAATGAAGTTACACCACCTTGATACTGTGGGACATTTAAAACTCCTGTTGAACTATTATAGGTAGCTGCACCTGAAGTTCCTGTAGTTGTTAAACTTATAGCACTTCTTGACCTTGCATTTGTAAAATATAGATTAGTATTTTCAGTTACTAAAGATGTATTGTAATCTCCATTTAAAGCAACTACATCACCAACTCTGCCAAATACTGAATATACAGTTGCAGGTAAAGGATATGCTCCTGCTACCTCAATATTAATTTGTTCAGTAGTAGCATTAACATCTACGATATTATTAGTAACATTAATATCAATTATATCTTCTGTAACATTTATATCAATGGTCTGTTCTGTAGGTGTTATTGTTGTACTCATTATACTTTAGTTATATCTTCTTGTACCAAAAAAGTTCCCCAAACATATGTCTTTACAACACCTGAAGGGAAAGTTACGTTTATATCATATAAATAGTTCCCTGCAGCTATATTAACAACCCTGTTTAATACTATCTGATTATTACTAGCACCTGCAATAGTTACCCCACTACCATTGGTTAAAGTCAAATCTGCAGTTGTAGCAAAAGCAGTTTTTCTAACTTGTATTACTATTGTAGCACCTGTTAGATTTACTGCAGTATTATTAGCAGTAATTGCGAATGTTTGCACCCAACTATCATTTCTCCATAGTTGGATGTTATATTGTGCAGGTCTAAAATCTGCAGTTGATGATGAACAAGACATATTTTTTAATTTTTATTTTTTTTATATACAAATTCCGTCTTCAGCAGATATTACACAATAAGTAATATTATTCACATAAACACCATAAAAAACCATAGTATTATTACCTACATTGGTATCTTGACAATATGTTGTTAATGTACTATCTGTAAAAGTTATTTTTTGACCTGTTGAAGCTGCACCATAATTAATAGTAATATCATAATAGTTTGGTATTGTAACCCCTAATGGTACTTTTAATGTAGTTCCATTACCTGTTGTATTAGGTAACAATCCACTCCAAACTTGCATTAATGTTGCACCAATATATACATTAGCTATTTCAATATTCAAAGAAGAATTGACAATTTCAATGTATGTTGGCGTTCCAACACTTGATGACATTATTATACCTTGTTTTACTAATTTCATTATGGTAGAATATTTCCGATTAAGTACCACTCATTTGTGCCTCTTTTAATTAAAGTTGCACCTGTGTATTGGTCGCCAATTCTTGTTCCAAAATCTTTACTTCTGTAAGTTACACCACTTGCAAAAACTATTGTAGTATTACCTGACCCATATTGCATTACTGTTATTTCAGTTCCAATAGGGAAAGCAACCGATGAATTTAAAGGTACTGTTACTGTATTAGCACTATCTACATTCATTTCAACAATTTTACTTGCATCACTTAAAACCAAAGTGTAATTACTTGTTCTTGTATTATATGAATTATAGTTAGTTAATAAGCCTTGTATTAAAGTTGATGAACTTATATTAACTGAACCTGTAATTCTTAATGATGAACCGCTATTGTCAACTAATACATCATTTTCTACACTTGAACCTCTAAAATTAAAAAAGTTAGCATAAGCCATTAACATACTTCCATTAACTTGTAACTTGTATCCTGCTCCTGCATCTGTAGTAGTATTTAATAATAAATTACCTTGAACAATAGCATTTGTAGTAAAAGTAACTACTGAATCAAATTTAGCTAATCCTGTAACTCTTAATGATGAACCACTATTATCTACAATCACATCTCCTGCACCACTTGAACCTTTGAAGTTAAAGAAATTAGCATAAGCCATAGATATAGAACCATTTACTTGTAGCTTATATCCTGAACCTAAATCTGTTTCACTTCCTATTAATAAACTACCTGTGCTTGTTATTCTTGCTTTTTCGCTATTACTTCCTCCTGTTGAAAAAGTCATAATATTTGTACTATTGTTATATGCAATAGAACCATTTGGTGTACCACTATCAGCATTATCAAAATCAATATAAGATAATGCACTTGCTTTTATTCTCATACCTATATCGCCACTACCTGATAAACTTAAATTTGCACTTGGACTAATAGTTCCAATTCCAATATTACCACTTGTAAATATTGTATGATATCCTGTTCTTGGTGTTATATCTAAATTACCATTTGAATTATATTTTAATGTTGCACCTCCACCTTGATTATATCCTAAATTCAATACAGAACTATCTTGAATATTTATATTACCAACAGTAGTTACACTATTTGAGAATGTAGCTGCACCTGAGTTAGCAATTGTTAATTTAGTACTCAAAGCACCACCTTCACTATTTGTCCTAAAGTTTATTCTACCTTCATAAGAAGCACCTGCAAATGAATCTAAATAAGTATCTACATAAGGAAAATTATATGCAGTAGATAATCTACTTGTATATGCTAACCCACTACCTGCTGAAACAAATACAGTACCATTGTTTAAAGTTAAATTAGCATCAGTAGTTACACTACCTGAAAATGTAGCAGCACCAACATTTGATAATGTTAAGGCAGTTGTACCTCCACCTGTTCCACTTCTCCAAACCCAAAATCCTGTATTAGTTGCTCCCCTATGGTCAAAATATAATATAGGACTACCTGTTGCAAGAGTGTATATACCCGATGTTGCTCCTGCAGTTGTTACCCCAAAACCTAACTCTCCACCACCATAACCAATTGCACCTCCATTTGATATTAAACCTCCCGTTGCCGTAAGACTACTTGAGAATGTAGCAGCACCATTATTTAAAATAGTTAAAGCAGTATTATAAGTTCCATTTGATTCTGCCGTATTATCTGCAGTAGTTAAAAATCTAAATCCAACTCCACCACTTGTTGCATCTCTTAAAGGTTGAATTTTAGAACCTGCAAGAACCGTTGTTCTTATAAACTCAATACCACCTGTAAATAAAGAACTTGTTAAAGTTGAAATAACTTGTATGCCATTAGTTGAATTAGTGCCATTGTTTATAATTGCACTTGTAAAAGTAGCACTTGTACCACTTAAAGCACCTGTTAATGTACCACCTACTAACGGTAAATAATTTGATAAAGAAGCTGCACTTGCAAAATCTGCAGTATTATTATTAGCTGCACTACCGAATGTTCTATAAGCTAATACATCAGTTCCAATAACTAATCCTAATGATGCTCTTGCAGTTGATGCATTTAATCCACTAGAACCCCCATCCCATTTTAATCTTTCATTATAACCTGTATCCCATTCTGATTGTTTAACTGTTGTAGGTATAGAATAACCTGCAGTTAAAGTTACTGCCAATGTACCACTTGTTGTAATAGGAGAACCTGTTACAGTTAACCCTGTTGGTACAGTCATAGCAACGCTGCTTACTCCACCTATAGAACCAAATAAACTTGCAATTTGATTTAGCGTAATTTTTTTTAATTGACCTGTTGCTGCATCCCCTACAACTGTTAAATCATTAACTGATGGAGATACGTTAGTTCCTAATTCGTTTATCTTTTTACTTTGCATATTATGGTATTTGACAGGTATCGTTTAATGAAGATAATGTTAATGAAAAGTCTATTTTAACACCTGCTAAATAATCAGGGTCTGATTCTGTATAAAATGAAACAGTCATATTATCACTAGCAATCCAATTATAAATAGGGTCTCTTAATTCAGCAACCATATCTTGACCTATTAAAGTCATATCACTTAATACCTCTGTTTCGTTTGTTTCTTCCATTAACATTCTATCCATACAATAGATAGAAAAATTATATTGTATTTGTTTAGCTAAAATCTGCGCATCAGTTAAAGTAAAAAACATAGCAGGATAAGTAACCTCTCCATTACTCAATCTTTCCCATACATCACCAAAATACACGAACTTAATTTGCTCGTGATTGTTTGCGAATGTTGTTATTGTTTTTACTATTTGATTTAGTGTCATTCTTTTTTGTTTTTTCTAAATAAACTTTTAGCTTATTTTGATTTTTAATATTTGCTTCTTTGCTCATATTAGCATCCAATTTTACCTTGATATTTCTGTGCTAGGTTTTTATTCTCATAACAACTATCATCTTCTAAATAAAGTGATGCACTATAACCTTCTAAATCAGGAACTATTGTATCTATTCCACTTGTAAAGTTTAAATATTCAGGGAACATTGTGTTGTTTTGTCTAAGATATTTAATGATTCTTTGCTTATAAAATTCTGCTCTAGTTCTATATCTGTTAGCCACATCAATCATATCCTGCATTGATGGGTTTTCTTGATTATCCCCACTCTTTCTTAGCAATCCTTTATTATAAAACTGATATGATAACCCCATTGGTAATTCACTCATTACATAATAGATAAGACAATCAGCAATATAGTTATCTAATAAAGCCTGTTCATCTATATTTAAGCTGCAGTTGTTAACCCCATCTTGTAATCTGTTATATAATGTACTACCTAAAGTTGGTAGTATGTACATATCTTGTGCAGTCTTAATTTCAGGTAGAACTAATTTTTCATCAACATTAGCGTGTAATCCTGTTCTATCTTTAATGCTTTGTACTGATATGAATAATGTATTTAATGACATCTTATTATTTTTTTCTTGTAACTATATTTGTTTTCCACTCGTGTCTGCAGGATTCACTTATTGTACCATTATCATTCCACCAACCACCTCTCCTATCCCATACAGAGTATCCTAATCTTGCACTCATCATTTCTATATCACTTCTACTATATAGCTTTTTTGCATCTAATAAAGCAACACAAAATGGTCTGCTAGTAGTTTTATCTGAATCATTAAATCCTGCAATCCAATCATAAGAATATCTAACAAATATTTCAGTTGTTTGTGGCTTTGTTTCTCCAACTGTTTTACTTAATGGCTTTGTTAATTCTCTTGATACCTCAATATCACTATTAATACCTTTTCCTATTTTAGTTTCTTTAACCTTTATAATTTTTCTATCCTCTAAATCTTTTAATATATTTTTTATATTATTAACATCCTCATCTAATACCTCTGCTAATACTTCAGGTGTAATATCTTTTTGCTTTGCAATTTGGTCTAAGATATCTGATTCTAATTGTGTAACATCTGCAAACATATAAAAGTCTGCTTCATCACTAAAACGCTTTTTAGATTTCCAAATATTATAAGAATCTTGACTTTCTCCAAACTCATAAAATACACTAAAATCTTGCGCTGCAAATTCAGCATCTAATTCTGCACCTAGCCAAGTATTAACTTCATCATCACTTAATGCGTATCCTGTTTTAAGCATTGCAGTTGCTTGTTCTCTATTAATTTTACCTTTTGTAAATTCACGAATGATACGTTGCATATTCTGCCATTCCCTACCCTTTAAACCTTTGATATGTTCGTTAACTGACAATTCCTGTGCAGGTGCAGTAGCATCAGAAGCAGGTAAATATTTAGTCATATCAATACCAATCTTTTCTAGTATCCATTCTTTAGGCGCAACAGATACGATTGTCTGCTCACTAAATTCTATACCTATTGGTTCTGTAGGTATAATTTTAATTTCACTTGTTACTCCCTTAAATTTAGCTAACATATTAAATACACTTTCTAAATGCATTTGTTTAGCATTTACATAAGTGTTCTTAAATATTTCATAGCCATCACGCATTTCAGTTCTCGTTCCTAACTTACCTGCTTCAGCAATACCCATAATAGAAGGAGTAGTTACCTGATGACCACTAAATATATTAGTTTGAATTAACTCATCTATTTTACCAAAGTCTTCTTTTGTTAAATCACTTGTACCTAAATCATCAATAACAGGCTTTCTAGATATGTCATTTACAAAAGCAATCATATACTTTTTGCCATCTGCACCACTATATGTCTTTCTAATTCTATTATCTACATTTCGCTTCTCCTCATCATTAGGTTCACCATTTGGTAAAGTAATAAGTTTACTAGCAGAAAACCCTGTCTGAGCATTTCCTAAGATATGCTTAGATACTTCAATATCAGATTCAATATAGTTTAATGCAGCAAAGTATGATGGTAATCCATAGATACCAATATTAGGTCTGTATTCCTTAACGTATAAAATCTGCTTACCTGTTGGTAGCTTAGGATTAAAAGCAGCAATTACTTCAGGTTTTACCTTGTTATCTTTCCAATCCTCTTTGTACCAATACTGCGTATTATCTTTATTAGTACGCATTTTAGTATAATCACAATGCCAAATTTCTGCAATGTTACCTGATAAATCCCAAATGATTTCTAAAAATGCACCACCAAAGATTTCAATATCCAAAGATACCTTTCTAGTTAAATCGTTTAAAGATTCAACTCTGTTTGCTTTTTCAATAAATGTTTGTGCATCAGCATCCCCTGACCAACCATTGCCTGTAATATAATGTACCTTACTTTTAATAATGGCACTATGCTTAGATGACTTATTGTATAGGTCTACTATGTAATCAGGGTAATCATTATTTTCACCATATTTAATGTAGCCGCCATCAATACCCTTCTTCTCTTTGAATTCAGGTTGTCTAGCTTCTGCGAATGTTAATACTCTTAAATCTATCATTGTCTAATTGTATAAGTGTCTGTTGTTGTATATTGGTTGTATGTTAATGTAGAACCTGAAAGCCACATAATCCCTGTTTCTAGCTTATTTAAGCCTGTTATATCTAAATTGGTAGTACTAGCCTGTTCATATATTTCATAGGTGTACTGACCTTCTAATGCGTTTTTAAACTTAGTATTTGTAACAATACTAAATTGATTGTACCTGTCTTTGTATAAACTTGTATCAGATGCGTTTAAAACCACAAATGATATTACATTATTGCTGCTCCTATTCGTAAACACAAAAAGATAGTTAGGGTTAGTCAGTAACTGCTTTTCAGTTAATGTCATAACAATAATATTTGTTTCGCCTTTAGTTAAATGTATCATCAATTATAAATAGCATTTATATGAATATTTACAAAATAAAAAACCCCCACCTAGAAAACTAAGCAGGGGAACTAAACTATGAAAAACTACAAACTTTTATCCTGCAGTTGTAAGTGCAGCAGCGACTGCGCTATTTACTTCAGGTGCTAATGCAGGTTCTGCGCCTGTGAAAGTCAAAGTGTAACCACTTCTATCTCCTTCAGCAGTTCCTGTTGCAGCATTACCTGCAGTTAAATCTAATGCTCTAGTTTTACCTAGATACCAATATTTACCATTGTTATCTTTAGCAACTGCTACAAGTCTATTTTGACCTAATAAAAGAATTTCATTTCTTGTATTAGCTTGTAGCTTATTTAAAATTATTGTTAATTCAGGAGTATAAAACAAAGTACCATTTTGAACATTTGATGCTACATTCTCTGTAAACATTGATGTTCCTTTTGTTAATTCGTATTTATAAAATCTTTTGCCTACAGCCTTTGTTAAAGCAGTAATTACACCACTAGCTTCGGTTGTAGATGTTACATCTGAACTTGCAATAAAATAAACTTCCGTAATACCACCTAGTGAATCACGGCAATCTAAGGTATATCCTT